AAGCATGGCTGCTGGATCAACTTCCATGACATGCATTTCTGGATAATCCTTCTCCTCTAACATCATAGCATATCGAACAGCATCATCCTGTTCTTCAAAAAGATACAGGATATTTTCACCCTCTTCATTTTGAACAGAGTATGCACCTTCACTTTCTCTTCCTTCTATGGTTAGAATATACATTAGATTAGTTCACATGCCTCTTGATAAACTTCTTTTATTAAATCTTGTATTGTTGATTTTTGCAAATCTATTTCAGATTCTTCTACATATCTATTTAATATAGAAAGAGTATCCTCTGATTCAAATGCTTCAAATTCTTCATTTTCTTGTAATTGAAAGTTTTCAATTATTTTTAATTCATGTATATTTGAGGCATAAAGTTTATCAATAAACTTTTCAAACTTCTTAGGATCAGATTTTTTACGAACAATTAATTTAACAATTTTGTTTTCATATTCCCTTGTATCAAAAGTTTGATGAGGTGTATCTTCATAATAAATTTTATAAAAGAAACGATATGGATTATTAACCGCAGTATGCTCTAAAGTATCTGTATCAAAAAAATGAAATCCTCTAGTGTCATTAAAATCATTCCAATACATTTCATAAGGATTACCCAAATAAAAAACTTTCCCATTGTCTGATCTCGTATGATAGTGTCCTGATAAAACTTTTTTGAATTTATCAAAGGGTTTATCATCTAGACCATGATCCATTATGACATATTCATTTACCTTATATCCTTGCAACTCTAAATGTCCCATACAAACAGGTGATCTTGATGCTTTAATCAATCCTAAACTTTTTTCTTTATTTTCTGAATTGATCCAAGGAACAAGAAGAATACTTAAACCATCTATGGATATATTTGTTGTTTCAGAATATACTTTTACATTATCGTATTCTTTTAATAATAAATCAACTGCATTGACTTCATTTGTATTCTTATAATATGCAGTATGATTCCCAACAATTGTATGAACTGTTATTCCCATTTCTTTAAGACGATCAAAGTAATTTACCTTTGCCCATGTTAAAGCAGAAAAATCTATTCCCTTTCGACTATCAAAAGTATCTCCCATATCAATGAGAGTTGTAATACCCTCTTCTTCTAGTTTAGGAAAAAATATATCATTATAAAATTTCAAGAAATAATCATGAAAAATTTGCGAGTTCTTTCGACACCCGAAGTGTTGGTCTGTTATAATCGCAATTTTCATTAATAACGAAGTTTTGAGTGCACTGCATCCTTAATCTGATTATAGTCAGAAGTATCCATTCCGTCAACCTTATCACCATGAAATACTTCATCATAGCCAGATCTTTCAAGTATTTTATTTTTAATATCTAACTGTCTTTTTTCTCTTTGGATTCTGCGGAGAAACGCAAAATGAATAATCTGCGTAAAGTAAGCAAAAGGATTTTTGGATTTCTCAGGATTAAAATTATGTATGTATTGAACGCAATTTTCGATTCCATCTGAGATCATATCCTCCTTAAACATATAGTTTACAAAATTTGGTTTAAATGATAAATGATTAGCAATCTTTAGAAAACAATCACCAATATATCTTGGAATAACTGGTTTTGGATTTCCTCTAATTTCTGCTATCTCTACATCTTCACGATATCGAATCAAAGCAGCAAGAAACTCTTTGTTATTCACATAATGTTCAGATCGTTTTCTTTTCGGCATAGGTTTAATTATTGCCATAACTATTAATCATTATTATGTAGAAATTATAACATTTTTGTATCAAAATGGCAAGCTACTTGACATGATATTAAAATATGTGTAGAATAACCTTTGTAGAGGTTCAAGGGTAATTAGCCCTTTAATTTAAATAGTTTTTCTAATATATCTTTCGCATCACTTACACTAGCAATATATCCCATCTCACGACTTAATTTTGGTTCTTTATTTTTTACTCTGGTTGTATCTTTCACCCATTTTTGATACATCGTAATTACTTCAATATCTGATGATTCTGATATGGTTAATACATCTGATAAATTAATCATAAACATATCATCTTTAGTTGTTTTTAACCATGGTTCAATTCGATATCCATAAATTCCATTCTTTGCTTTAACTTCATTTATAGTGATTGGATTTGATATAATCAAAAGAGTTCTATCCTCCTCTTCAGAGGCTGCTACTTTAGCAAATATTTCTTCACCAGTTTTTAATTTAATTGTAGCATAGAAATCTTCTTCTATCATGGTTCTCCTTTTAATTGTATTGTGATTATTTCATAGTTAAAGTTTTCTTCGTTATAAATTTTTATTCTTTCAATTAGATGATTTAATGTGTAGTTTTTCTTTGATTTATGAGAGCAGTCATCAGAGATGTCGTATAAAACAGCTTTGGTTTTGTTAGTTCCTTTTCTGAGTATTCTTCCAATGCTTTGGAGGTTTCTAATTCGAGACTTTGACGGAGAGGCAAAAACAATATTATGCAAATTTTTAATGTTGATTCCAGTTGAAAAAGTCCCATACGATGCCACTATGATTGCATTTTTTTCATTCTCCGTAATCTCACGAATTAATTCTCTTTCTTCAGCGTTTACACCACCATGAACAAAGAATGTCTTTCGATCATTACGTTTGTTATTATTTATTAGTTCATAGAGAACTGCACCATGTGTTTCAACACGACTGTATAAAATTAAAGTATTACCTTTGAGATCAAGTGCTAAGTTTGTAATAAATCGATTTCTCTGTGTATGTGTGATTAGATATTGTAATTCATCTTCATAAGTATCAAATTTTCTTGGAGGATGTTTAAGAACAAGACACTGAATATCTAATTGTGATAGATGTCCTTGTTTCATAAGTTCATCTGTTTTTGTAACCTTATATGATGGGCCAAATAATCCTTCTAAAACCCATTTATGAGTTTGTGTGCCATCTAAAGTTCCAGTAAATCCAAATCGATATTTTGCATGATGAAGTTTTGTCATTATAGATATTAATGACTTACTTTTAAATAAGTGAGCTTCGTCACCAATAATCACACTATAATCTTCAAAGAATGTTCTTTCCAGTTTATATACTGATTGCCATGTTGTAATTGTAACTGGATACTCATTTGTTTTTTCTTTTCCAGAATATATTCGATGACAGTATGAATCAGAATCCCAACCATAATCTTGAAAGTCCTTATACATCTGTTCTACAAGGGATGTCGTCGGAACAACTAGCAGGATTTTTTCAGATTTATCTACATAATATCTTACAAGAGCGTAAATCATCAAAGATTTACCTGAAGCAGTCGGTGATATCAATAATTTTCTATTGTGCCGTAAGGCATCATATACTCCATCTATCTGATAATTACGGGGGTGAATTCTTGAAATAGAACGAATATAATCTTTCACACCTTCATATGATATCCTTTCATTTAATTCAAAAGGAGATCCATAATATTCATTTTCTTCAAAACTATAAGTATAATCGTGCTTCTTACAAAATGCTACAATGCGATCTAAAAGTCCAACGTAGATTCTTTTTGACCTTAGATCAAATAAATGAATTTCTCCATTCCAGTTTCGATTACGATATTGAGGCATGAACTTTGCACTCTCAACTTG